GGCGTGTCTTCGGCGCTCGCGGCGAGCAGGACTCCCGTGGGCGACTCGGGCGCGCGGTGGTAGACGTAGATGATCCACGCGCGACACCACGGCTTCGAGCGCGCGTGGGAGAATAGCGGCGACTCGCATGCCTCGCGGAACGTCATGAGCGCACCCACATCAGGATCGCCTCCGCGACGCCCAGGAACGGCGTGCAGAGGGCGGCGGTCATGATCCAACGCTCGATGCGCGGCGACATGGCATCACCTCTCGATGCGCTGCACGTCGGGCGTCGCGTCGGGGACGGGCGTCTCGTCGTGCGTCTCGCGACGCGGGGCGCGCGGGTTCACGGGCCACGCATACGCGTCGCGGTAGAAATCGACGACGGCGGGCGTCTCGTAGGGGTTCGAGTATCCGATCGTCATGGGGTGGTTCCCTCCTTCGGCAAGTCGTGCCGTGGGAGTGCACTCTCGCGAGTGCACTCGGGCTGGACGACTCACGCAGCGTTCAGGACGAACGTCACGCGGTACGCGTTGGGCGTCTTGCGCGCCGCCTTCACGCGCACGATCCCGAAATCGAACACGGCGTTCGCCGGGGTCTTGTGGGTCTTGCCTGCCTCGCGGCGCGCGACGCGCTCCGCCTTCCGCAACGCGCTCGCCTCCTTGCGCAGGGCGCGGGCGTTGGACTTGGCGGTCGCGGCGGCAACCTTCTCGTGCCAGATCGCCAGATCGATGAAGCCCGGGAACAGGCTGTTCGTGGTGCGCCCCTGCAGGGCGGCGAAGCCCGGGAACACGGACACGAGACCGCGCGCGGGCGTCAGGGCCGGGGCCTTCGGGGTGGTTGCCTTCTGCGTCGTCTTTGCCATGGGTCTCTCCTTGGCCCCGATCACTCGGGGCGGGTTACGGGCGGGCGCACGATGATCTGCGCCGCGCGCGGGTGGGGTTCCTGCCCGGCAACGAGTGCCATCAGGAACGTGAGCACGATTGCGAGTCGTCGGATCATGTCAGTCGATCGCCTTCGCGCACTCGCGGCAGACGTCAGTCTTGACGGCGTCGGGCGTGCGCTTGGGGTGGTTCGCGACGAACCGCAGCCCGCACGATGCGCAGATCAGCTTCGCGCGCAGGAGACGATCCGTCTCGCGATTCGCGGCGACTGCGTAGTCGAGCAGGCGTCCATTGCGGATGTGACGTGCCATCATGGTTCCCTCCGTGGGTGGGCGTCAGTTGCAGTTGCCGCCGTCGAGATCGCGGATGTGCGCGCAGTCGGCGTCGATGCCGTGTTCCGTGCACTGCGGGACGTCGTGGCGGTCAACGTAGACCTTCACGCCGTCGATGAATTCCGCGATCAGGGTCCGGGCGGGCTTCGTGTTCGTGTTGTTCGTCATGGTGCAGACACTCTCGCACCCCAAGCGCTTCGGGTCAAGAGATTTCCCATCGTGGGACGGAAAAAAAATCCCCTATGAAATCGCGTAGTTCCGAGGCTCGGACTCCGCATCTGCGGAGTCCCCAGACGCGTCGAGACGTCTCCCGCGCGCCCAGACGCGTGCCCCGTGCGTCGTGCGTCCCTCGACGCGACCCGCAGACCCGTGCAACGCGACTCTCATGGCCGTGACTCGCCCCGCCCCTGCCCCGCCCACGGGACGCACCGGCTACCCGGTTGGGGAGGTAGCCGCCTTGCTGGGCGTCACGCCCCGGCAGCTCCAGCTCCTCGTCTCGCGCGGCATTCTCCCGCGCCCGACGCGCGGGCTCTATGACGTCGTCCGCTGCGTGCAGGGATATATCCGTTACCTGCGCGGCGAGTCGGGCGAACGCGTCGAGACCCGCATGCGGCGGGAGACCGCGCTCGCGGAACGCGCGGAGCTGGATCTCGCGCGCGCGCGCGGCGATCTGGTCGAACACGCGCGCCGCTGGGTCGCGACGCGGACGATCGAGCTACGCGGCGCGTGGGAGCGTTGGCCCGAACGCGTCGCGGCGCTCGTCGCCGCCGATCTCGCGATCAGCGACGTCGATCGGGTGTATCGCGCGCTCGAGACGCACGTCCGCGCCTTCCTCGCGGAAATCTCGAAGGACGGCGCATGAACGCGGTGGACGTCCTGCTTCCCGTGGCGGAGCGCGCGTGCGCCGAGACGTGGCGCGCGATGCTGCGCCCGCCGCCCGTGCTCTCCGTCTCCGAGTGGGCGGATTCGTATCGCGTGCTCGCGGGCAAGGCGGCCTCGGAGCCCGGCCCCTGGCGTACGACGCGCACGCCGTATCTGCGCGCCATCATGGACGCGCTCTCGTCGCGCGATCCGACCCAGCTCGTCGTCGTGCAGAAGGGCAGCCAAGTCGGCATGACCGAGGCGGGCAACAACTGGCTCGGGTACATCATCGATCGCGCGCCGGGGCCGATCCTCGCGGTCACGCCGACCGACCAGCTCGCGAAGCGCGCGAGCAAGCAGCGTATCGCGCCGCTGATCGAGGCCACACCCGCGCTCGCGCACAAGGTGCGCCCGCCCGCGTCGCGCGACGCCTCCAACACGATGCTCATGAAAGACTTTCCGGGTGGCGTGTTGGTGCTCACGGGCGCGAACAGCGCCGTCGGGCTGCGCTCGATGCCCGCGCGCTATCTGTTCCTCGACGAGGTCGACGCCTACCCGCAGATCGTCGGCGCGGAAGGCAACCCGCTCGATCTCGCCGAACGCGCCGCGCGGACGTTTGGGCGACGGCGGAAGATTTTCGTCGTGAGCACGCCGCTGCGGAAGCTCGCGTCGCACGTCTGCGATGCCTTCAACGGCTGCGAGCGCGCGTTCGACTACCACGTCCCGTGTCCCTTCTGCGGGCACGCGCAGGCGCTCGTCTGGGAACAGATGCGCTGGACCGTGCCCGAGGGCTTCGAGTACGCCGAAGACAAGCAGGGGCGACTGCGGTCGATCCCCGGCGTGCAGTACGAGTGCGTGGCGTGTCAGCAACGCATCGCCGAGCATCACAAGACGGCGATGCTGACATGGGGAAGCTGGGTTGCGCGGTGGGATCGCGGCGCGACGTCGATCGGGTTCTTCATCAACGCGCTGTACTCGCCCGTCGGGTGGTTCTCCTGGGGAGAGGCGGCGGCGATGTACGAACGCGCGCGGCAGGATATCTCGAAGGAACAGGTCTTCGTGAATACCGTCCTCGGGCTGCCCTACGAAGAACCATCCGAGGCGCCCGACTGGTCGCATCTGGCGGCGCGACGAGAGTCCTACTCCCGAGGCACCGCCCCGGCGGGCGTCCGCTTCGTGACCTGCGGGGTGGACTTTCAGGACGATCGCATCGAGGCGACCGTGATCGGCTGGGGACGGCAAAAACGCTCCTGGGTGATCGATCACCTGATCCTGCCGTGCGGGCTCGCGCTCGCGGAACGCTCGAAGCTGCTCGACGATCTCGTGGCGCGCGAGTGGCCCTGCGCGGGCGGCGGGTCGATCCCGGTGTGGTGCATCGCGGTCGACTCGGGGACGTACACGCAGGACATCTACGCGTGGGCCAGACGCCAGCTCATGCCGCTCTATGGCGGCACGGCGATCTCGATCAAGCACCCGCGCACGGTGCTCGTCTGCAAGGGGTTCGATCGCTGGGGCACGCCGCTGCTCCCGGCGCAAAAAGTCTCGGCGGAAGAAAAGAAACGCGGGCTCAAGGTCGTCGGCGTCGGCGTGTCGGGGTTGAAACGCGAGCTGTATCTCTGGCTCCGCATGCGGGCCGCGACCGAGGATGAACAGCGGCGCGGGATCGAGGACCCGTATGGCTACATGCATTTCCCCGCGCTAGAGGACGAATGGTTCCGCCAACTTACGGCGGAACGGCTGGTTCGCAATCGCACCCGGCAGGGGTACGACAAGGAGGAATGGGTGAAGACGCGGGTGCGCAACGAGGCGCTCGACTGCGTGATCCTGGCCCGCGCCGCCTCGATCGCCTGCGGGCTCGATCGCCTCACCGATCGCGACTGGCGACGCATCGAGGAGACGCTGCCGCCCGGCTTGCTCGCCCCGCCCGCTGCCGTTCCGGTCCCGACGCTGCCGTTGCCCGAGCGCGGCGTCACGGCGTCGGTCCTGCCGCCCGAGAAGCCCGACCCGCCGCCGCCCCGCCCGCCGCGTCCGGTCATTCGCAGCCGGTTCATGTCGCGCTATCGATGAACCATGCGGGCGCGGGATGCAGGGTTCCTGATTCGCGGCGCGGAGCTCCGGGCCGATCTCGATCGCGTCGTCGCCGATCTGCGCGCGCGGACGCGGGATCGCCACGTCACGCGCGCCGACGTCGCGAAGCGGTTCCTGCGCGAGGGAATCGCGCGCTACGAGGCGCGGCACCGTCCAGCCAGCCGATAAGTTTGCGATCTCGCCGGGATATCCACTTGATTCCTGGGCGCGAATGCTCTACGGGCGCGTGCAGGCGGTGGTGGTGGCGTTCACGCAGGCAGACGTCGATCAGCTCGACGCGGCATACAAGACCGGGGCGCTCACCGTGCGGACGGCGGACGGTCGCACGGTGACGTACCGGAATCTCGACGAGTACCAGACGCTTCGTCGGCTCATGACCGACGACATCGCGACCGCAGCGGCGCTCGCGGCGGGCCAGGTCCCGTCGCCGCTCGTGCGCGTCGGCATGACGCACGGGATCACCTGAATGGCGGCCCTGCGGGAATCGAGCGTGCTCGCGCCCGATGGACGCCCGATTCTCGTCGCGATGGAGCCGTCGTATCGGGCGGCGGGGCAGGGGCGGCGGTTCGCGGGATTCCCGGCGCAGATTCAGCTCGGGCCGAACGCCGCGTTGCTCCCGAATCTGGAGGTCCTGCGCGCGCGCTCGCGTTCGCTCTATCGCAACAACGCGATCGTCTGGGGCGCGATGGAGAAGCTCGTCGCGAATCTCGTCGGGTGGGGTGTCACGCCGAAATCGCTGCACGACAACGACGCGACGCGCGAGCAGATCGCCACGCTCTGGACGGACTGGTCGCAACAAATCAAGCTCGATGCGCTCCAGAAGCGCGCGTGCCGGGAAGCCATGATCGCGGGCGAGGTGTTCGTCCGCGTGCGCAATCGCCGCCCCGACGACACGGACGCGCTCGGGCGGCGGCTCGTCGTCCCGTTGGAGCTACAACTGATCGAGGCGGAACACTGCCCGGTCTGGTACACGCAGCCGCTCGAGAACGGCCATTACGTGCGCGCCGGGATCGAATTCGATCAGATCCAGCGGCGCACGGCGTACTGGATGTATCCCGATCATCCCGGCGACTACGGCTCGCTGCCGTCGATCGCGAATCAGAACACGCTGGTCCCGGTGCCCGCCGATCAGGTGATTCACTTGTTCGATCCCGAGTCGCCCGAGATGATTCGCGGCGTGCCGCGCCTCTCGCGGACGCTGCTCCATGCCGACCGGCTCGAATCGTTTCACGATGCGACGCTCGAACGGCAGGCGATCGCCGCGTTGTTCGCGGGATTCATCAAGCGGCCCGAGGGCGCGACGCCGCCGGGCATGCTCGGCGAGACGCCGCAGTACCCGGAGCCGATTCTGGAGCCGGGAACCCTGTCCTATCTCGCGGACGGCGAGGATATTTCCTTCCCCGCGACACCCGACGTCGGCTCGAATTATCAATCCTTCGTGCGCGCGATGCATCTGCTCATCGCGTGCGGCACGGGCTGCACGTATGAACAGACCTCGAACGATCTCTCGGGCGTGAATTACTCCTCGATCCGCGCCGGGGCGCTCGAATTCCGCCGCGCCTGTCAGGTCTGGCAGTATACGACCTTCTGCCCCGATTTTCTGATCCCGATCTGGGTGCAATTCCTGCGACGCGCAATTCTCGCGGGCAAGATCAGCGTGCCGGGCTTTGACACGAACGAGATTCAAGCGAGTCGCGTCGAGTGGATCACGCAGGGCTGGGAATGGGTCGATCCGTTGAAAGAGGTCGGCGCGGCGGAACGCGAGGTCGCGGCGGGCTTCGAGACACGGCGCGGCGTCAACATGCGACGCGGGAACGATCCCATGCGGATCGAACGCGAACGCGCGGCCGAGAACGCGAGTGCGAAGAAACTCTCGCTGCAATTCTCGACCGACGTCCCCGAGCCGCAAGCCGCGCCCGACGCGGGTGGTGGGAAGGATTTCGGGAAGACACCCGCACCGCGCTCGGCGGGTGGTGGCGCATGATCGGGCTGCTCTTTGGCGCACTCGTGTTGGAAATGACGTTGCCGCGCGACGGCGTGACCTGCACCTGTTATCACCCGCATGGCGAGTGCGTGACGTGCGGCTGCCCGCTGCTCGCGATCGAGCAGGAGGACGCGATCCCGCCGCCGATTCCGCCCGAGGACGACGATGCCTGACGCGCTCGAATTGCTCACGCAGTCGCCGCTCGCGATGGCGCCGAAATATCTCGGGTACATGCTGGCCGTCTTGCAGGGACGGACGGAGGCGCTGCCGCCGCGCGTGCCGCAACTGCGCGGGCAGCGGCTCGCGGGCACGGCGGTGATCGACGGCATCGCGGTCGTGCCGCTGGTCGGCCCGATTCTGCATCGCGCGGATATGTTCGACGCCTTCGGCGCGGTCTCAGCCAATTCCGTGCGCGCGACGATCGGAGCGGCGATCGAGGATCCGGGCGTGGAAGGCGTGCTGCTCGTGGTCGATTCGCCGGGCGGACAGGTCGCCGGGATCGCCGACGTCGCGGACGCGCTCTACGGCGCACGCGGGCGGAAGCCGATGCTCGCGGTCGCCGACGAGGGCATCTTTTCGGGCGCCTACTGGCTCGCGAGCGCAATCGGGCCGATCGCGCTGCCCCGCACCGGCTCGGTCGGGTCGATCGGCGCGCTCATCGTGCATCAAGACGTCTCGGACATGCTGAATCAGCTCGGCGTCAAGATCACGGTTATCAAGTCGGGCGACCGTAAGGCGATGTTCTCGCCGTTCCAGCCGCTCTCCGAGGACGCGCGCGCGGAATTGCAGACCGAGGTCAACCGGATCGCTGATCTGTTCATGAACGCGGTCGCCGAGTATCGCGGGCTCTCGACCGATCTGCTCGCGAGCTATCAGGGCGGCACGTTCGAGGGACCGGGCGCGGTCGCCGCCGGACTCGCGGACGACGTGAATACGGTCGAGGGCACGTTCCTCGCGCTCAAGATGTCGTTGCAATCGACGCCGCCGCGCCGCGCGCAGGCGAGCGTCTTCGTTCCCTCCCATGTCGCCACGCTCGGCGTGGTGCGAGACGAAAGGACACCCGCCATGAGCATCGACACCAAGCTCCCCGAGATTCCCGGCATGACCGCAGAGAACCCGCCGCTCGGCGCGGTGCTCCCCGGCTCGAAGCCCGGCACGCCCGCCGTGCCCGCGCCTGGCGACACGCCGTGGCACGGGGCGACGAACGTCGTGAACATCGAAACCGCGCGACGGCAAGCGCGCGAGGAAGCCGCCGTCACGGAACGCAAGCGCGCCGCCGAGATCATGCATTGGTGTGCGTTCGCGGGCAAAGCCGATCTCGCCGAGTCCTATATGGAATCGAACATGACGATCGAGCAGGTCCGCAACGATCTGCTCTCGCAGACGGCGGCGGCGGGCTTCGAGATTCACGCGCAGCGTCCCGGCGGCGGCAGTTACGGCAGCGGGCGCACGTTCCTCTCGATCGACGAGATCTACGAGCGGCGGCGTGAGGCGGTGAAGGAAGCGCGGCTGAATCGCCGCATGATCTGACGGCAGGGAGGCGAGCATGGCATCGCAACTGGAAGTCCCGGCACCAGGCGAATTCATCTACTCGGAAGACGAAGGGACGTATTCGCGGGAGAACGTCATCATCGCCTCGGGCTCGGGCGTCGTTCCGGCGGGCCGCGTGCTCGGCTTGGTGACGGCATCGAGCAAATATAGCCACTACCGGAGCGACAACACGCCTGCGGGCGTCTCGACGGTGCGGGGCATTCTCTACGCCGAGGTGGACGCGACGTCGGCGGATCAGCCCGCCGTCATGATGGCGCGGTCGTGCGAGGTGGTGAACAGTCGTGTGACGACCCAGGTCGCGGGCGACAAGGCCGCGAGCGTCACCGGTCTCGCCGCGCTCTCGCCGCCGATCATCTCGCGCTGATGGCATCGCAGACCGAAGCCGCCGCCGCTGGCGAATTTCTCTACTCCGAAGACGACGGCGGGACGTACTCGCGCGAGAACATCCAGATCAAGAGCGGCGCGGGTGTCCTGCCCGCCGGGCGCATGCTCGGGGCGCTCACGGTCACCTCGACGTCGGCGGTGAAGGCGAGCGGCGCGAACACCGGCAACGGTACGATGGGCGCGATCACGACGACGCCGAACACGGCGCCAGGGCTCTACACGGTCCGCATCACGGTCGCGGCGCTGAACGCCGGGACGTTCGAGCTGCGGAACCCGCAGGGCGAACTGCGCAGCACGGGCACGGTCGGCGTCGCCTTCAACAACGGGTTTCTCGCCTTCACGCTCGCCGACGGGACCACCGATTTCATCGTCGGGGACGGCTTCGACATCACCGTGCCGCCGACGCTGTACACGAATTACGACGACTCGCTCGCGGACGGCACGCAGCAAGCACGCGGCATCTTGTGGGCCGAGACCGATGCGACGTCGTCGCAACAACTGGCGGAAATGGTCTGCCGCGCCGTCGAGGTCGTCTCGGCGCGCGTGACGTCTCTGACCGCAGGACACAAGGCGGCGGGCATCGTTGATCTGGCCGCCCTCGGGGTGATCTTCCGATAGGCGAAGGGAGAAAAGAGGGAATCAACCATGCCAACGCTCGATGCATTTAGCACGCACGCGTCGTTCAACATGCGGACGCTGACCGACTCGATCAATCGCATGCCCTACGTGCCGGGTCGGATTCAGTCGCTCGGGATGTTCGAGGAACGCGGGATCACCACCAGCGGCATCATGCTGGAGGAGAAGGACGGGATTTTGAACCTGATCCCGACGACCCCGCGTGGCGGTGTCGCGACGCAGCAACCGGTCGCGAAGCGCACCGCGCGGAATTTTGAGTCGCGCCGTCTCTGTCTCGTCCGCGACATCAACGTGGACGAGATCCTGAACATCCGGGCGTTCGGGTCGGAGAACGGGCTGATGGCGCTCGAATCGTTCGTCAACGCGACGCTGCAGGACATGCTGCCGTCGATCGACATGACGATCGAGTATTTCCAGCTCGGCGCGCTCAAGGGCACGATTCTCGACGCCGACGGCACCACCACGATCTACAACCTGTTCAACGAATTCAACGTGACGCAGGAGACCGAGGTGGCGTTCAACTTTGCGGGCGCGACGTCGGTCGCCTCGCTGGTCGCCGCCTGCAACACGATCGTGCGCAAGATTCAGGACAATCTCGGCGCGACGCCCGTCATGAACATCCACGCCTTCTGCTCGCCGGAATTCTTCGACGATCTCACCGGCAACCAGTACGTGCGCGCGACGTACGATCGCTGGATGGGCGTCTCGACCATGACCCAGCAAATCGGCGGGTTCCTCCGCGAGTCGCACGTCCGCCAGATTCCGTTCAGCTGGAACGGCATCGATTGGGAGGAGTACCGGGGACAGCTCGGCTCGACCGCGTTCGTGCCCGCGAACAAAGCCCTGTTCTTCCCGATCGGCGTGCCGGGGCTCTACAAGCAATACTATGCGCCCGCCGATTTCGAGGGCGGGCAGGGCATGGGGCTCCCGCGCTACGCGCGCCGTCTCCCGACGTCGCAAGACGGACGCAGCGTGCCGTTGGAGGTCTCGTGCTATCCGCTCTCGATCTGTACGCGTCCGAAAGTCCTGATGGTCGGACGGCGTGGAGCGTAAGATGAAAGTCCTGGTCTGCGTGGCGCTCGCCTGGGCGCTCGCGGGCTGCGGGCTCTGTCACACCGAGCCGCCGCCGCCCGCGCCCGCACCCTACGTCGCGCCGCCGCCACCGCCGCCTGCGCCGCCGCCCGCGCGACGGGGCGGGTGATCGTGAGCAGCTTTGAAATCGCCGCGCAATCTGCCGTCGCGACGTTGCTGCAGCTCTACGGCGACGATGCGACGCTCAATGGCATCCCGGTGAAAATCGTCTTCGCACGCCAGGACCCGGTCATCGACTTTCCGGGCTTCGTCACGCAGGTCCGCTCCCCAGGTCTGCGCGGCGAGGTCCGGCAAGCCGAGTATGCGTCGCGCCC